AATTGAAGAAAGTCACAGCCGCTGTTGTAGTGGTTGTGGGAATCGACACGTTTTGGAACTGACCAGCACTAATTACAGCAGGGCTAACCACAACTTGCATTGTGCCGTTTGTGCCTGTTACAGCAGTTTTAACGACAAAATTACGCAGTTTGTTAGTGCCATACGCTTGACGGTTCTGGGGGTTAACCGCAAACACGCCAGCGATTTGGAACACATCACCAGCATTGAGCGTAACTGTATTAGTTGCAGTCAATGTAATGGTGCTAGATGATGCCCAACCAGTAGATAGGAAGCCAGCCGCAACAGTTGTTGAACAGACAGCAGTTCCAGAAAATGAGCCAAAGGTTTGGCTTACCACGTTCTGATCCATCTTCCAGTTCATACCAGCGGAGTCGCGTCCCATCAAACCCTTTTCGTACTGTGTGCCAATACGGTCAGAGGGAACAAACAAACCCTTCAAGCTGTCAACAATGGTTGCTGATGTGAAAGGCTCAACGATACATGATCTGCGGCCATCACGGGGTGCGCCTTCAGAATCAAGGAAAGCGCCAGCAGTCAGATATGTGATTAAGCCTGTGGGCGGTGTTCCAGCTGTACCAACGATGTTGGCAGTTTGCAGGGTAGCCATAGACAAACCGTCACGGTCAATCTTGTTGGCAATAGCGGCAATAGCTGGCTTCAACACGCGGTCAGAGAACATATCCAAGGACAAAGCCAAGTCTTGTGTTGTGAATTGTGTATCAACGTGAAACTGTGTAGTCAAAGTAACGGGAACTGAAGTCTCGTTAAAATCTTCTACGTTCAGCGCAGGGCCAGTAGTACCGATGAAACGGCCGGGTCTGCGGACATTGACTGTGTTACCAATCTTTGCACCGACAACCGCGAACTGGTCATCATAGTTACGGTCAACTTCAGAAGTGAAAGTCAACTCATTTTCCAAAACCATCAACGCTTCGTTGGTGATCTTGCTTATCGTCAATAAATTATTAGCCATTTTTGGACTCCAAATAGATTAGGTTTACCGAATTTTCCCCGCTTTGCGAGCCAATTTCCAAGCCTGATAGCTTCCATGCCATTCGCCATTAGCGGACATGGGAACATCAGCTTGACCTTGACCACCGCGAATCGGTTGAATCGGTGCTGGTGCTTTACTTCTAACAACAGGGGCTGTCTGCTTGGTATCGGTTTTCACGTCAAACCTTGCTTCTAGTCTCCCAATCTCTCTAAGCGCGGCATTTGGACTCAAGCTGGCGATTCTTTTGGCTAGGTCATTGTTTTCAGCTAGGTGATACAGGATTTTTGGGCCTACATCACTCTCCAGAATTGCGTCCCTGACTGCGTTGTTTACAACTACGTCACTAGACGCGACCAAATCATCAAAATCGGGCAAGTCTGCTTTCGCTTCCTGAACTTTCTGCGCCCAAGATTGAATAATCTTTTGTTGCGCTTCTTGTTCTCTCAGCTGTGCTACTTGCCTATCCCGTTCTGCTAACGCCTTTTCTGTCGAAAACTCAGCTAGAGCCTTCGCATATTCAAACGCATCAGCAAACTGGCTTGGTTGTGGCTCTTGATCAACATAAGACTGCTGTTGAGGCTGTCTCTGCTGTTCCATTGCCGCCAAACGCTGTTCTAAATCTACCCTAGCTTGGCGTTCCCGCTGGGCTTCTTGCCTAGCTTCCTCGCGTTGCTTGGTTATCTCTGAGAACCGCTTTTCAAGTTTAGGATTTTGCTTACGCTCACCCTCTTGGTTTGCTTCCTTTTCTGCCTCTTTCGGTTCACTCTGTGATTCCTCGGATTCTGGCTCAGGAGTTTCCTCAACTGCCTCAGTACCCTCTGGAGATTCAGCTAAACCTAATCTGTTTGCATAAAATTCTGCCGCATTTTCGCTAGTCAATACTTGACTTGCTTCTTTTTCGGACATACGTTTCCCAACGATTTAACCCTATGAACCTCATAGGTACGGTTTAGTGGTTTTTACCACATAATTTTAAATTGTCAAATAGCCCGTTCTGTTGCTTCTGCATTGGCTGTATTTAGTGAACCTTTATCCACTTGCGCCAGCAACAAAGCAATTTCTTGTTTCATGCGCTCAATCTCAAGCTGTGTCTGCGTCCTAATAACCGTATCGTTTGCTTGACCCTGAACACGCATTTGCATTTCAGCAAGATCACTTTGTTCACGAACTTCAGCTTCATTTGCTCTGCCTGTTTCTTTCATCAGGGTGCGCTTAGTCTCGGAGTCTTGACGCAATTGCTCAACGTCCATACGGCTCTGTAGCATCATGTCCCTAGCCTGAACTGCTTGTGTAAGTTCTTGAATCTGTTTTTGCGACATAGCCAGTTGCATTTGAACTTGTGGCGGCACTTTAGACTTATCGTCAATTTGCGCCATTGGGTTAGCCGCGGCAAGACGGTCAGCAATAATGTCCGCGCCCGGCCAATCCATGTTTCTAAACACCAAGTCGCCAGCCACTTCCATAAGTTGTGGTGCGGCTGACAGCAGGGGAAGCATATTGTCCACAGCCTCTTGGCGCTTGCTGTTGTAGCCCGGCCCTGTTTCCATCACCACATCATATTGACCCACGCTAATGTCGTTTAAAACGCGGCCAACAGAGTCACGCTGGTTAATCGTCAACAATTCTGGCTTGCCATCGTCCCCAATAATTCGCATGACACGTTCTGTGTCGTAAATTTTAGGAATAAGGTCTAAGCAAATTTTGCCAATATGATTGATTGAACGGGTCAGATTGTCGTAATAGTCAAAGTTTGTCAGATCAACTTGTTGTTGCTGACCGTTTAATGCTTTGCCTGAAATGTTGCCTTGACCAAGCTGTGCCGGGTCAAACACGCCCATAATGTTTTTAATGTCATTGTCAACACCCATTGCCGCGGCCATAATTCCCGCTTGTGGGGGTTCAGGCTGTAGGCGAACTGGCACAGGCGCGGGGCGGCCATCAATGTCAGTCTGTTTGTATCGCAACACAGGAAATGACTTAATGTTGGCGTTTGCCCAATCAGTCTCATGCCCTTCGTCCTGACCTTCAGCCAGCAACCATTTAGCCTTGGGTGCTAATGCAACACCTTCAGTAATAGCAGTTTGCCAAAAGTTATACATACGTTGTGGGTCTTTGGCATAGCGAATCATGCCAAACTTTGTGCGCTTGCTTCCAATGACAATGTGTCTGCCATATACGGGAACAATCGGAATATATTTGCCAGCCCAATCGCGTTCCTCAAGAACTTCAATTGCAGTCATTTTGCAATATTTAATGGTTTTCTTGTGAGACTCGCGCTTGTCAATAACGGTAATGCCGTAAGCATCAAGACGTTTAAAAAAGTCTTTGTCATCTGCAAATGTTGATGTGCCATCGCTCAAAAGATACAAAGTCGCTTTTTCTCTGACCGTATAGTAATACTCAGCAAGGCGAATATCCTCTTTGGTTATCCACTCAGACTGTGAGTCTCCTGTGCCGCGCTGTGTGAAACTTGTTCCATCGTCAGCGTCTGGGTACATCTTGCGGAATTCTTCCCTCAACACCATTGTTGTAATTAAACAACGGTCAGCGTCAGAGCCATCAGGCAAGACTGAATTGGGGTCATAGTAAACCGTGAATGGGTTATCCACAGGGTCTATGTAGACTTCCTGATCGAATGAATCCTCTGAAATGTAGTCAGTTCTGACCCGCACATAGCCCCACCCCATACGCACAGCGTATTCAAACGCATTGTCGTAAGCGTGATCAGCGTTGGAATTGACTTCAATGTGGCGAATAATGCCCTGAATGGTCTGTGCGTCCACCATGTCATCATGCGTGTTTGTAGCATGAACTTTGATGCGGGGGCGTTGCTGGCGTTGCTGGTTTGAAACTTGGCGGCAATAGTTATCCACCTTGTTAACCGTAATGCAAGGGCGTGACTCTACATTACGGGAGTTTTGCAAATCAACAGGCCATTGATCACCAGAGCCAAACTTCAAATCTTCAAGCGCATCCTGACGGTTCATTGTGTCTGCATCATTGGCAAACTTTAAAAAGTCTATTGCTTCCTGAATTCGTGAGTCGTAATCATCAGCCATGATGTTGCCCTAAGTGATTTGGAGTCATTTTAACTCATCCATGAGTGTTGGCTACCATAATTTGCGTTTGCCTTTGGCCTTCTGGCCTGTTTAGGCTCATTGACCATCAGACCAATATACCTAAACGCATCAGCGCCATGCGAATAATTGTCATGCAATGGCGTTTTGCTGAATTGCTTAGTCTCTGGGTCAACATCGTAACGGTAATGCCGCAGACATTGCAAGCCTTCGTGACAATTCTCACGGTCAAACCACATATTTGTAAACAATGTTCTTGCCGCATTGATTGAGTCTGTAATGGGCGTTCTAGGAATAATCTTAGTTTTATAACCCGCGGCTCTGACAATTTCCTCAATACTTCTGCCGTTTGCCGCCAGCGTTTTGTTCTCAGCGTCATGGGGCAACCAAAGCGTGTCGTACATATAGCCAAAGGTTTGCATCTTGGATAAATACTCACTCATGGTTTGTTGATTGCCCTCAATGTAGCGAATCAAACGGGTTTCCATACCTATAAACTGTAAGAACCAAATTGCTGTGGCATCAGACCAGCCCAAGTCAAAGATGGCGTGAACTGGCTTTGTGGCATCGTAGTTGACCTTTGTGATGCGCCCATCTAACTCGGCCAGTTGCATTTCTCTGGCAAAGACTGCACCATCTACCGTTTGTCTGCACAAGCCTTCCCAAACCACGTTATAAGCCTGTGGATCACGGTATTTAAGCGCATCCTTTTCCAGTTTCAGCGTTTCGGGAAACCACGGGTTATCTGACCAGTTGACCTTTTGAACTATGCAATCTTCTGGGGGGCTTAAAACAAACCGTTGGTAAGTCTCATCAGTTTCCAATTCTGGATTAAATGTGACCCAAATTTCTGATTTTGCTTTGCGAATAGTAGGAATCAAAATGTTCCACGACATACGGCTGGTTGTCTGCGCTTCCTCTACCCAACAAACGTCAACGCCCTCGTAAGACTTGACGTTAGCCACATTGTTTTTTAGGCCCACAAAGCTGAACTCTGTGCCGTTCTTAGCCCTGATTGATGCTTGGGTGATTTCGTAGAACCCCTCTAGCCCAAGCGCCATGATTTGATCACACAGTAGCTTGTGAACTGAGTCTTTGATAGATGTTTGGAATTCACGGGCGCAAAGCACCCTTAACGGGGCTTGAGCGCCTTTAATGAGCAATGCCCTAGCAACCCCCCATGACTTAGCACCACCGCGGCCAC